CGCAGGAACCACCCAGGCAAATGCTCTCACCCTCACGAAGCAGACCAACGTCATCACGACCGCGGCAGCTTCCACGGGCGTTGCTCTGCCCTCTGCGGCATCCATCGGCATCGGCAATTTCGTTATCATCTTCAATGCCGGTGCAAACCCGATCAAGGTCTATGGCGCCGTCGGTTCCGCTGACACGATCGACGGCGTAGCGGCCGCCACCGGCGTCACGCTCACCAACGCGCTACGGTGCGAGTACTACGTCACCGCTGCCGGTGTCTGGCGCTCTGCCCAGCTCGGCGCGATTAGCGCTTAAGCCAAAAAGATCCCGACAGATCGAGAGAAGTTGCGCAACGGGCGAGCGGGGTGTCGGTCCCGCTCGTCCATCCTTCCGACAAAGGACAAGGCCAATGTACGCACGACGCTGGGGCGACAACGATCGCCACCTCGGACCATTCCTTTTTGCCCGCGATCGAAGCTTCAAGCATCTGGCGCTGGTCCTGAGTTCCGGCAACGACGAATACCCAAGCTGCCGCCTTCGCTTTAGCTGCTATGGCGTCACCGTGATTGTCGGGCTGCCGCACATCATCAAGCCGTACATGGAGAAGGTCCATCCAGGCTCGTGGGACGCGGCCACCGTCGAGCGGCTGGGGCGTGACTGGTATTGGCAGGTTGACGAGCGCGAATATGGGTTCTCGCTCGTTGATGGGCATTTGTCTCTAATGCTGGGGCGCCAGACGCACGACAGCGAGACAACGCAGGACTGGGGCTGTTTCCTTCCCTGGACACAGTGGCGCTTTGTCCGTCACAGCTTGTACGACACTGCCGGCAATCATTTCTGGACAGAGCCGCAGCGCATTGCAGGCGAGCCTTATGACTTCATGGCTCGGACAAAGGCGACGGACGAATGCCCATCGAGAACATTCGCCTTCAAGGACTTCGACCGCGAGGAGTTGACCGCCACCACCAGGATTGAAGAGCGCGAGTGGAAGTTCGGTGAGGGCTATTTCAAGTGGCTGTCACTCTTCCGCCCTCGCAAGATTCGTCGGTCGCTCGACATCCAGTTCAGCGGCGAGACAGGCAATCGGAAGGGTTCGTGGAAGGGTGGCACAATGGGCCACTCGATCGAGACGGAGCGCGGCGAGCTGCACGAAGCTGCCTTCCGCCGCTACTGCGCGCAGAACAACATGACGTTTGTGGGCTGAGCCGATGCGTGTCGTCATCCATGATGCTGAGACATACGAGCCGATCACCGTCGTCACGATCCCCAACGGCTATATCCGCGAGATGGAGAAGGGTGTCCGAGACTATTCACTCCAGATGGCGGTGCCAATGCCTGTCTCGCCGTACGCGCGGGATGCCAAAATGGATAGCTCGATGGTGAAGCGCGCCGTTCTGCGCCTTCGTTTCGAGCCGATCCACAGAGGACGAGGCGGCGAGCGATTCATGTGGCTCTGCACCGCTGAAGATGGGGTGAGCGCGCTCCTGCTGCATTCCACCTTCCTGCCAGGCCAACAGAAGGACGTGAACGCAATCGAACGCCAAGCCTATCTGCGGGGCTTGTTCGAGGCGCTGGCCTGACCATGAGATCCTTCTTGCAACTCTGCTCCGCAGCGCTCGATGAAAAGCGCGCCGCTCTTCGGGCACGAAAACCATTCAGGGGCCACTTCATGGTGACCGTGGATGAGTTCATCGAAATCGCAACACACACGGCTCAATACGACGCAGAGACAGCGGCTCTAGCGGGTCTGCCACTCGGCGTCCTTCCAAATGACTGGAAGGTTGAGCTGGCCCATCAAAGAGAAGCCTGATGCCGGCCCTTCGAAACGCCAAGCACGAAGCCTACGCCCAGGCTTTGGCCAAAGGGAAATCGGCAACAGAGGCCATGGAAGCGGCTGGGTATTCAGACCCCCGCAATTCAACACGCTTGACGAAGAATTATGAAATCGCCGCCCGCGTCCAAGAGATCAAGACCAGAGTAGCCGAGAAAGCCGAATGGACGGCCGCTGACAGGCTTTCGGCTCTGAAGGGTATCTATGATGCCGCCGCGTCTGATGACCGCCGCACGGCCATCGCCGCCATTGCAGAGGCCAACAGGATGCAGGGTAGTTACGCGCCGACTAAGCATCAGCACACCGGCGCAAACGGCGGCCCGATCCAGAACCAGACACTGGTCCTCGACCCCGACAAACTGAAGGCGATGTCCAACGATGAACTCTCAGCCCTCGAGGCAGCAATCGGCAAGCTTCACGGAAGCGCTGGCGATAGTGAGAGCCGAACGGATGCGGAGGGAGACGCAGAAGCGTATTCCGGCGCCATCGACGGTTCAGAAGGATAGCTGGCCGCCGGATTATGTTTCGGTGCTGGCATGGCGCAGGACACAGATTGCGCGGTTCGAACTTGATCCGAAGCTGATACGGGACGCGAAAGCTTACTACCGCACCAAGCCGACTGAGTTCATCAACCACTGGTGCGACACATACGATCCGCGCCTCGCAGGGACCGGCCAGATGGCGAAGATGCCGCTGGTCATGTTTCCTCGCCAGGATGATCTCGTCGCCTTCCTGATGGCCTGCGTGAAGGGCGAAGGCTCGGGCCTGATCGAGAAATGCCGCGATATGGGCGCGACGTGGGTCTGTGGCGCGTTCTCGGTTTGGCTGTGGCTGTTCTGGCCCGGTGCTGCTGTTGGCTGGGGCTCCCGCAAGGAGAAGCTGGTCGACGAGCTCGGCAACATGGACAGCATCTTCGAGAAGATCCGCGTCATCGTCCGCGGTCTTCCTGGATGCTTTCTACCCGCAGGCTTCTCGCTCGATCAGCACATGACCTACATGCGCTTCGTCAATCCGGAGAACGGGGCGACAATCACCGGTGAGGCCGGCGACAACATCGGCCGCGGCGGTCGTAAGCTCATCTATTTCAAGGACGAGAGCGCGCACTACGAACGGCCGGAGAAGATAGAGGCGGCGCTTGCGGACAACACCCGCGTGCAGATCGACATTTCTTCGGTCAACGGGCTCGGAAACGTCTTCCACCGCAGGCGCGAGAACGGCGTCGATTGGCAACCCGGCGCAGAGATCCGGCAGGACACGGCCAACGTCTTCGTGATGGACTGGCGGGATCACCCGGCCAAGTCCAAGGCATGGTACGACCAGCGCCGTGCCAAGGCGGAAGGCGAGGGGCTGCTTCACGTCTTCGCCCAGGAGGTCGATCGCAACTATTCGGCCTCGGTCGATGGCGTGATCATCCCGGCGGAATGGGTGAAGGCGGCGATCGACGCTCACATCGTTCTCGGTCTCGATGATGACGGCCCATGGGGCGCCGCGCTCGACGTCTCGGACGGAGGCGGGGATAGAAACGCTCTTGCGAAGCGCCAGGGCGTCATCCTGCGCTTTGTCGATGAATGGGCGGCGCTGGACACCGGAGAGACCGCAAGGCGCGCGGTAGGCCACTGTGAGCTTCATGGCGCCATGCATATCCAATACGACTGCATCGGCGTCGGTTCAGGCGTCAAAGCAGAGGCAAATCGCCTCACTGAAGACCGTCTGATGCCGGCGAACCTCCGCATGGTGCCGTGGAATGCTGGCGCCGAGGTCATGCAGCCGGAATCGCGGGTGATCGAAGGCGACAAGGACAGCCCGCTCAACAAGGATTTCTACGCCAACCTGAAGGCCCAGGCTTGGTGGGAGCTGCGTCTCCGGTTCTGGCGAACCTATCAGGCTGTGATGGACGAGGAAGCGACGTTCGACCCGGACGCGCTGATCAGCATCGATTCCACCATTCCGCACCTTCGTCAGGTTGAGAAGGAATTGAGCCAGGCGACGGCAAGCAAGGGTTCCAGGCTCAAGCTTGTTGTGGACAAAGCACCGGACGGCACGCGGTCCCCGAACCTCGCTGATGCGATCGTCATGGCCTTCTGGCCGATGCGGGTTCGGGAACTGCCGAAACCAAGGGCCGTGGCTGCCAAAAGCCGCACGGTACTGCCTCGTGGCTCTCAGGGCCGGGGCTGGATGAAGTGATCAACGGAACGGAAGCCTGATGGCAAAAAATAACAGCGCGGCCGATGATGAGAAGATCATCAAGGACGCCAAGGACGACTTCAAGCGCTGCGAGGAGTGGGAGAACGTTTTCCAGACCCGTTTCGTCGGCGATGTGAAGTTTGCCAACGCCGATTCCGACAACATGTGGATGTGGGATGATCAGGTCAGCCAGTCGCGCCTTGAAACCGACAAGCCCTGCCTGACGATCAACAAGACGCGCCAGCATAACCTGCAGATCATCAACGATGCGAAGCAGAACAAGCCGGGTGTGAATATCCGCGCCGTCGGCGGGGAGGCCACCTACGAAGCCGCTCAGGTGTTCGAGGGTATTGTCCGGCATATCGAGTACCAGTCGAACGCGGAGAGTGTCTATGACCGCGCCACGGTGTTCCAGGTGCAGGGCGGGATTGGATACTGGCGTGTCGTCACGGACTACGTGAGCGATGACAGCTTCGATCAGGAGATATTCCTCCGGCCGATCAAGGATATGCTCTCGGTCTACCTGGATCCGGATATCAATCAGCCGGACGGGTCTGACGCTCGCTTCGGTTTCATCTTCGAGGATGTGCCGAAGAAGGTCTTTGACGCCAAATATCCCGATGCGGCCGACGAGGTAGGAACCGCTCCTCTGGGCAATGCCGCCACCGATGGCTGGCTGTCCAAAGATCATGTCCGGGTTGCCGAGTATTACCGGCGCGACCAGAAGAAGGACAAGCTCTGCAGCTTCATCGTTCCGGAGGGTTATCAGGAGGCAGGCCAGCAGTTCGTCGTCCGCCACTCCAAGATGACGCAGGACCAGAAAGCCATCTACGAGCTCGTCAAGGACGAGGAGACCACGGCAACCCGAAACATCCTCACGGAGGAGATCACCTGGTACAAGATCGCCGGGAACAAGATCATCGATCGCCGCGCATGGCTCGGGAAATACATCCCGATCGTCCGGGTCATCGGCGAAGAGACGATCATTGAAGGGAAGATGGACCGCAAGGGCCATACCCGGGCGATGAAAGACCCGAACCGGATGTACAATTACTGGACGTCGGAGGCCACGGCACAGGTGGCGTTCCAGACCCAGTCACCGTACCTCGCTCCGGCTGAAGCGATCGAAGGCCGCGAAACCGAGTGGACCGACGCCAATGTGAAGGTGGCTGCGGTGCTCACCTACAATGGTCTCGACGAGGAAGGCCACCAGATTGCCGCGCCCAAGCGAGAGCAGCCGCCTGTAATGGCCTCCGCTTACGTCCAAGGCATGCAGATCTGCGAAAACCAGTTGATGATGGCCTCCGGTCAGTATCAGTCGCAGTTCGGCCAGAACGAGAACGCCACCTCTGGCAAGGCGATCAACGAACGTCAGCGCCAAGGCGACAACGCTACCTATCACTTCATCGACAATCTCGCTGTCGCTATCCGCTTCACCGGCAAGATCCTGATCGATCTGGTGCCGAAGGTTTACGACACCGAGCGCGTCATCCGGATCCTCGCCAAGGACGGGACCGAAAGCCAGATCCAGATCAAGCCGGACGCGAAGGATGCGTTCCAGCCGCTCCCGCAGCCCCCGGAGCAGCAGGGGCAGCCCAAAGACAAGACGAGGACCGCGGTTGCCGCGATCTTCAACCCGACTGTCGGCCAGTACGAAGTCGAGAGCGACGTTGGTCCAGGCTACGCAACCCGCCGGCAGGAAGCTTTCAATGCGATGTCGCAGATCGCATCGCAGCAGCCGGACTTCATGCAGAAAGCCGGGGATCTCTACTGGCGGTCGGCAGACTTTCCGATGGCCGATGAACTGGCTGAGCGTTACGAGCGGACGATTCCTCCGGCCATCACCGGCAAGGGGCCGCCACCGGAAGTCCAGCAAGCGCAGCAGCAGATCCAGCAGCTTGAGGATTCGGTCGTGGTGCTCCAGAAGCAGCTCGACGACAAGCAGGAAGAGATCAACATCCGCGGATACGAGGCGACCTCGAAGCGGATTACCGCGCTCGGCAATTCGGGCCCCGCTATCTCGCCTGAGCAGATCCAGCCGATCGTCCGTCAGGTGATCATGCAGATGCTCATGGGTGGCTCGCCTGAAGAGTTCGGAGGCGAGGGCGCTCCACAACAGCCGCAAGGGCAGGAAGCCGCTCCACAGCCTGATATGGGTCAGCAGCAGCCTATGCCGATGGGTGCGTTGTGATGGCCGATCCTCGCAAGGTCACCGCCATGACGATGCGTCCGATCACCGATGCGCGCCTCGAAACCATGCGTTCGAACCTCTCCGGCAAGTGGGAAGTGGAGGGCGGCGGCGAATATGTCGAGACCATCCGCACCGAGCAGGCCGAGATCCAGGGGCAAACCAAGACCCTTACCTACATCGATTGGGAAGAATCCGATGAGACTTAACATTCGAGCGGGCGAAGTCCCGAAGCTCATCCGCAGCACCGCGGAGGGCATTTGCGGCGCCTTCTACGAGATGAACCGATCCGAGCAGTTCCGCCGCGAGGCAGGTACGCAGCGCCGCTTCGTCAAGCTCTACTGGAAAGATCAGATCCCGGTGGCGATTGAGGCTCTGTCCGCATTGCTCCGCGATCCCGGCCGTGATGAGCGCGAGAAAGAGCAGATCTACGACGCCCTGATCGCTTTCAACAACCGCAGCAAGACCGGGACTCCCGGCCTCACCCTTGGGAGACTGAACTGATGAAAAAGCCATCGATGAAGCCGGTCGCCAAGGCCGCCGGTCCGGCAAAGGAAGCCGTCAAGACCACAGCGACGACCAAGGCCAAGGCATCAACGCCCAAGGCTGTTTCCTCGCCAGCCAACTACGCCGCCGAGGACAAGAAGTGGCGCGCCGAGGACGCGATGCGTACCCTGATGCGCGCCGAGGACATCAAGAAGGACAGGGCGCTCATGTCCGATGTCCAGCGCATGGCGAAGGAGCAGGCCGCCAAGATGAGCGGTCTCTGTGGCAAGGGATCGAAGTAAATGGCCGCCGTCTCCATCGTTCTGTCGAACATCCCGAACCAGTATCCGTTCTCGGCTCAGATGGCCGACCCGTCGGTCCCGGTTGCCTCTGAGGTCATCACCAGCAGCGCGTCGTCTCAGCAATCGACGAATAGCAGCGGCGCAGCGGCTTCTACGTCCGCCTCGACCTCGTCCTACCGGATGTGGACGATCACCTCGACCGGGAACGTCTGGGTGAAGTTCGGACGAAACCCGACGGCTGTCGCGGGTAGCCTGCTCATTCCGGCCGGCGCATCCCGTCGGTTCCTCGTGTCCAGCGACAATGAAAAGGTCGCCGTCATCGACGCGCCGTAAGGGAGATCGCCATGATGTTAGGCCTCTTCGGTTCATCCTCTGCAGCCGCCGCCCAGGTTCGCGCGGCGAAGCACATGGACGCGATCCGTAAGTCTCAGGAATCTCTCTTCGAGGAGAGCGAGATGACAAAGGTTCAGGCGCTCGCCTATGATCCGGAGCACTATCCGCATTGTATCGATCTGCCAGCTCTCCGCCGGTAGATCTCAGAGGCCCGGCGGTCGTTGGTTCGATCCCAACATTCAACTTGGCTACAAGGACCAGCCTTCGCTGGCACGCCAAGGGGATTAGCTCAGACTGGTAGAGTACCGGGGTTGCGCCCGCTGGTCGGCCTTGTAGGCCAGCACAGTTCCCG